TTCACATCGAACATTGTTGCCGCTTCAACGGTCTTTTCTCCCTTCTTGGTCGTATAGGTATAAGGGGTAGACTTCATTGCCTTGTTCTTGGAATCCATTACGGGAAGCCACATTTCATGCGTCACGCCTTCGATAGTGACTTTTGTGTAGACCATGTATCCGGTCTTCTCGTCATAGACGTAAGGGAGTCCGTCAAACTTCTCGATCTCATAGTTAGCGTCAGGGTATCTCTTCTTGACTTCCGCCCATGCCCAGCACCAACTCAAATAAGTAAGTTCTTTGCCGTAGTCGTTCTCGACTTTTTCTGTATGCTCGTTGACATTCGTGCCGTTTAGCACGTCAAATACTGTCTTGTCTGCCATATCTCTCCTTTCATTTGCTCGAAAAATAATGCGGCCCAACTTGGAATAACGGTGTTCCGAAGTCGTGGTAGTAGTCTCTTCTGAAATACAAAGGCTTCGGAGTCCACCCTTCTTCAATTAGCGATAGGGCTTCTTTGCAGTTATCATTCGGGGTTTTACCTGATCGAAAGGCTGATGATGAAAACGCACTCGAATCGCACACTTCCTTAATGGATTGATTGAATGCTTCGGCTCTGCATATTACGCAGTACATAACCATTGCTTGTCCGATTACGTCTTGACCTTCTGCTTCACGCATTGAGATATCGAGAAGTGCGGTTCTGTCCTCTTCCGTAAGGTTTCTATAAAAGGGTTCTTCATACGGAACGTAGACAGTCTCGGTTATTACTTCCGGTTCACTCTCGACATAGATGTATTGAATTTCAGGTTTAATGGGTTCGGGAGTAGATTGGGTATGTGCGTTGACGGTGCAGGTGTAGATAACACCAAATATGACTCCGATAAAGAATGTTGCGATTGCTTGTGTGATCCTCATTTAGACCTCTCTTTTAAATAAGTTACGAATGAGTCTTCGGGTACTCTGCGGAGTTTTCCGATTCGGATAACCTCGTTTCCCTTTTCTTCGTATTCCTTAAGCAGCTCGTATGTGGTAGTCCGCTTAATGGAGAAAAGTTCTTGGATATCCGTAGGGGATAAGTACCGCATCAGTTCTCCTTGTCGCAAAGGTCTTCTACTTTGATTCCAAGAACCTTTGTGATAGCCACCGCATCATCCGCTTTGAGCCTTGCCCCTTCGTAGAACATACGGTGAAGTCTTCTGCCTACACCGGATTTCTCTGCAAGTCCGCTGATGTTGATAGCGTGACTCTCGATATAGGCCTTCAAGTTTTCTTCGATCATTAGCATTCTCCTTTCCGATTAAGATTTGCCATTATTCGGATTTCCGATTATTCAAGGCATGGTTAATCTGATTTCCGAATGACAAGTCTAATATATTCCGATTTCCGAATGTTGTCAACCGCTTTTCTGAATTTTTTTATTTATTTTCAGTTTTCCGTATGTTATACTTATCTCACAAAGGAGATAACCAATATGACAGAACGTGAAAGAATGGCACTACGATTAATTGAATACCGCAAAGCATTGAGTATGTCGCAAGCTGACTTTGCCAAGAAGATAAATAAGGCACAGTCGGTTGTCTGTTCCTGGGAGAAAGCACAATCTTCGCCTGATGCAGACCTGCTTCCTACTATTGCTAAAGCACTTGATGTAACTGTTTCTGATTTATGCGGTCAAGCAGATACATCCACAAGTGACCAGCAGTTACTTGACGCATTCCACGAAGCGGATATCATTACTCAACGTCATGTAAAACTTCTGCTCGGAATACCGGATTCAATTCCGTTCCTAAAGAAACAATAACTGTTTCAGACTGTTTCAGACAGTTCCTTTTTAATTCATTTTTATTTCACTTACTGATACAAGGGGGATTATGAATAAGACAAGAGATTTAATTATCAGACTTAAGGCCGTAAGAGAAGAAAAGGGATATTCCCTTAATGATATCGTCAATCTTGTGGAAGAGAACGGAGACTTCATATCCCGTTCATCAATTCAAAGAGTATTTGCTGACGGATCAGAAGATTCTTCATTCCGATACGAAGACACATTAAGACCTATTGCAAAGGCTCTGCTCGATATCGAGAACATAGAGGATACGGATTCCCTTGATGTTGCGACCCTAAAGGCTCTTCTCAAATACAAGATGCAAAGGATAGAAGACCTTGAAGTGCAGATAGAGAAGTTAGTAGCGGAGTTAGACAAAGAGAAAGTAAAGCGTCACGAAAAGATAGACGATATCCGGAATGAGTATGAGAAGAAGATTGACTTTCTCAAAGACCAGATGACCTTGAAAGATAAGAGAATGGATATACTTTTAGATGCAGCAAAGATTAAGGACAAAAGAATAGATGAATTGATAGGACACATTCTTACTTGCCCTTACCGAGATTGCAGAAAGGAGAATTGATATGGCATGGATAACCGCTGACGGATATATGCAAGAACGCATTGTAGACCCTCATACGGGGCTTAAAAAAGTTGTATCGGTAAAAGTATCGGGTACATCTGAAAGAGCAAAACAAGACGCTTATAGACGGTTACAAGAGCGTATAGAAACTATGGGCGATCCTCACGTCAGATTGACCGCTGCGATTGATACCTACTTCAAAGAGAATGAACGTGACCTTAAGCCTTCGTCCATCCGTAAAATGACTATCGAGCTTGAACAGTTTGTGAAGATAGTCGGGGATGCAAATATGGATTCCCTTACCGCAGGGTACATCAGAAAGAAACTCCTTGATTCAGGCAAACCCAATAGAACCTTGAACGGATATCTCAAAGTATTCAAGACGTTTTGGATGTGGGCGTACAGAAACGATCTTGTGAAGTCAAGGGAAGTCTTCGATAAACTGACCTACTTCAATGACACTCCCGAAAAAGAACGTATCCAGGATAAGTATTTAGAGACCAAAGAATTGAAACTTCTTCTTGATTCTATGAAGGAAGAAAGATGGAAGTTAGTTACCGAGTTCCTTGCGTTAAGCGGTCTGCGTATCGGTGAGCTTGTGGCCTTAAATAAAACTGACGTATGGGGTAACATCTTAAGAATCAATAAGACCTATGATGCAAACAACAAGGTAGTCACTTCCGCAAAGACGTATTCATCAAAGCGTGAGATTCACATTCAACCGGAATTAAGAGACTGCATTGACCGTATGCTTAAGTATGAAGAGTGGCAGAAAGAAGTATGTGGCTATGAATCAGACCTCTTCTTCCCGGATACTGACGGAGATTACCTTAAGTACCATACCTATCACAAGTATCTGTTAGAGAATGGGGCAAAGCTATTTACAAAGCGTATCACTCCGCACGTTTTAAGGCACACTCATTGCAGTTTATTGGCTATGTCGGGCGTAAGTCTGGACGCAATAGCCAATCGGTTAGGACATGAAGACTCGAAGATCACGAAAGAGATTTATTTCCACCGCCTTGAAGAGTTAAAGGAAAAAGAGAACAGACAGCTTGACGGAATCCGTCTTCTGTCATAACAAAAAAGAGTAGGTTCAACGCCTACTCTTTCTCTTTAGTCAAGTAATTGCTCAAGTGATACTCTCTAATCCGCATAAATACTGACTTTTAAATGACTCCGACGGAAACTATTTGGAGTTCACAGATGTTCATTATGATTCATATAGTCCGAAAAGTCAACACTCTTTTTGGAAGACCGCATAGATACTCGACTTCATTTGCTTAAGTATTTGCTAAAGTGAAATGAACCCCTATTAATTAAGGAAGCAAAAGAGCCGACTCGAAAGCCGGCCCTTAAGCTGATTGAATGAAAGGATGAACCAACATGAATGTAACCATCCGAAAACTAGCAACTAAATAATACCATAGGTTTACATAATCTGTCAAAGATGTTATTATGATATTGCCTTTTCATCCACCTCATAAAAAACCATACACCCCATAAATTCTTCACAACTTCTGTCAATCTTAAAGCCGCCTTGTGTCGCAGCAGGGCGGTATTTTCTGCTTGCATTTAGGTTTACATAATGTATAATAAAGATGCAACCATAAACCGTTGCCCTCACGAATGATTAAAAAGAAAGACCTCGGATTTCTCCGGGGCCTTTTCTTTTATGCTTTCTTTGCTTGCCACTCTCCGTTCACAAGAACCGGTATCTTCTTCCATTGATCGTCCGAACCTGCGTGTTGATCGAATGCGTTCCAATACTGTAATGCTGTCTCGGAATTGTAAGCACCAGGATCACGGTTCAGATAGTCGATTACTTCTTGCTGTGTAATGGTATTGAATCCGGATGTGCCTTTGTCTTGCTGATCTACTGTGTCATAGAGTGAAGCAAACTGTGAAGGGGTAAGCGAAGGCAGATAGTTAGTGGCGTGATTATATCTGTAATTCAGACCGTCTCCGTATGCCGTTCCGCTGAACACTTGCATTGCATCAAGCTGTGAGCGAACCGCATTAGCACCACCTTCGTTATAGGCATCCATTATGCCTTGACGGTTCTTCTCGTTGTTGTCCATTCCGTACTGTTTGAGAAGTGTAGCCGGATAAAGGTATTCAACAAGTCCTTGCACTCCGCCATTAGCGTATGCCTTTGCAGCTTCGGTATACTCTCTGTTATATCCGATTGCTCTGTTGGCTTCAACCGTTCTTATAGTGGAAGACATATCGTTGGCAAGGTCTTCGTACTGTTCGTCATTTAGGAACGAGGTCATACCGCTATATCTGTTATAGATATCTCCACCGATATTCAACTGCTGCCATGCCCTATCGAAGTTGCTTTCATAGGTTGACATTATGTTGGGGAGTGATCCGCTTCCATTTCTTTCAAGAGCCGACAGAACCGCTTCTCTGTTCTTATCATTATTGGATAATCCCAACTGATTAAGAGCTGTGCTTGCGGTCAGATAATTCGTAAGTCCTTCTGCTCCGCCTTCAAAGTACGCCTTATCTGCCCCATCAAAGTCTTTGTCTATGCCGAGATACTTTGCTCTCTCTACTCTCTGGACAGTTCCGTAGATATCGTTCAATGTATCTACTCTCTGTTCATCAGTAAGAGTTGAGTAGAATGGACTCTCAATGAAGTCGCTTGCAATCTGATTCATTGCGGTATCAGCGATCTGTAAAAACTCGGTGTACTCTTTCGTAGTAGGAACATGACCGTCAACAGCAAGATAGTTCAAGCTGATTTTAGGCTGAAATGCACTTGAATCTTTAGTCTCTTCATAGAGTCTGTTTGCTTCGTCTCTGACGGGATCAGCAAGTGCGGAAGGAACAGTAACCATAGCGGGATTGACAAGGTTATCAAACCACTTTTGAAGAGTGTTACGGCCTGCGTTCTGTGCCATAGGCTGACCGTTGCTTCCGATCCTGGGCTGTAACAATGCTTGACGAAGAAAAGGAATACCGGCAATAGCGTTGTTGATGATACTCTCGTTTCCACCCATGCCGTAAGTGTTTCTCTTATACGGATCAAGTGCGGCTGCTGACTGACGGACGAATGAAGGAACGATAGCACTTGAAGCGGTATTTGCTACGGTCTGAATAGCGTTATCAATTACGCTTCCTTCACCGCTATAATTCTGTTGTCCGACAAGTCTTTGCAGTCCTTGTAATGCAGACTGTTCAAACAGACTCTTTGCACCTGCTTTAGCACCGTTAGCAATCGCATTAAGACCTGACTGATCGGGTTTGCCGTATGCGTCACTAAACGCCGCAGCCGATACAAGGTTTGAACCGAGTGCCGGAATCCAGTCTACGGAATACTGATTGCCGTTAAGAGGATTGACGAAAGCATACTCTTGCATACCTGCATCTTTCTGTGCCTGCTTCTCCCTGGGATCATCCGAGTATCCGCCCGTAAGCATTCCGGCATTCTTCATCATAAGAGCAGCTACGAACAGCATACTACCGACTATGTTACGGGAAGTCTCACGGACAAATCTTCCCTGATCGAATGCACCACCGGAAGTCTTTGTGGTAAATGCGTTCTGATCTTCATTAAGGTTAGTCCTTATTTCCTTGATAGTGGTAAGAAGGTTCTTTACAATGCCAAGCGGACTAAATTCAAGGTTGGTATTGATAACGTTCATAGGGGTACGAACGAACGGGAAGGAAGCGTCTGATACAACATCTACGCCCAACAGTCCTTTAGACATCTGACCGATACCGTTCTTGATCTTCATAGCACCGTCTGAAAGCATTGAGTCATTCTGATAAACCGCTTCAAGGCCTTGTGCCGTAGCGTATGCTTTCGCCCAAGTCTCGAATTTCTCATCAGAAACGTTCTGTAATGCTTCTTCGAGTTTTCCACTCTTACGAAGTTCGTTCAATTCATATAAAGTCTGATTATATACGCTTCTGTAAAACGTGTTATCACTTACAGCAAGGCCATACTTAATCAGTTTGTCGTAGGTCTTAAAGACTTTCGATTCAAATACAGAACGATTATTCTTAAGGGTCTCTTCAAAGTCACCTTCATTACCGGGACGATTAGATACATTTGCGTCTGCCGTGAAATTCTTTTTGAGTTTATCAAAGTCCTTAAACTCATTTACAAGGTCTTTGAAACTGTTGACTTTATCGGGGTCAAGCTGTCCGCCCCAATAATCCCTTGTGGTCTCGAATGCACCCTGCTTAAGTCCTTTGAGTGCTATCTTTGCACCTTCTTTTGTAAATCCCGTGGTAGTTCTTCCACCCGTGAGACGTGATACAAGGCTGTCAATAGGTCCGGCAAAAGCCTTTGTTGCAGTCTGATCGAGAAGGAATTTACCTGCGTTACCGCCTACGTTCCTTGAAATAAGGGTACGGAAAGAAGCAAGAAGGTTATCCATCCAAAGGGAAGTAAACTTTGCTTTAAACTTCTTCGGAATCTGATCCCATACCATGTGAGCAAGTTCCTGGTCTAACCTTGCCTGCTTTGCAAATGAGATATCTTGTCCGTCATACTGATGTGCTTTGTCAAGGAAGTCTGCCATAAACTCGTCACTGAAAGTAAAGCCTTGTGACTTGCCTACGCTCTTAACAGCACCTTTTAATCTCTCGTCTCCGGGGCCTGCTGCTTCTCTTGCAAACGCAATAGCTTTAGCAAGTTTACCTTCGGGAGTTCTTGAAGACCACTTCTTTAATGCTTCAAGTGCCTGACCGCTTGTAGTAGCGTGTTCCCTTGACTTCTTGAAAATCTCAACAGCCTGCTTCCACGCTTCTTTTTTGGGAACGCCCTTCTCAATCATATTGCGGGCTTCTTTAGCGGCCTTGAAAGTACAGAGCATTGCTTCGTCAACGTCTACTGCGTCCCACTGCTCATTGCCTTCCATAAGGGTCTTAAGCTCGTTGGTAAAGCCGTTCTGTTCAAGGTTCTTTATAGCCTTGTCAAGAGTGCCGGGATGGGTAACTTTTTCGTACTTTTTGTCTTCTTCTGACAGCACACTATTCATTTCCCCTTTAGTCATTGCTTTACTTCTGGGGAATGAGTTGGTAGCAAACTCTGATGTAGCGTATTCTCCGGTATGAAGTTTACGACTATCATCATTAGTATTGACGTTGTTGTTTGTTTGCCCGCCGTGGAATTGAAGGTCCATTCTGAAAGCACCGTCCATGTCGTCTATTGTAGAATCAATCATGGACTGTACTTCGTTTGCAGTAGTAGCGTTTGCGGTCTCTTCGTCAAGTCCGGCATTCTCCATATAATTGGTATATGCCTGCTTAACTTCTTCCATCATATCATTGATAGCGTTGATAGAAGGCTTGTTGAAGTTCTCAAAATATGCTTTGCTGTATGAATCCAGGAAGTTATCATAGTCTTCGTTCGTAACTGTGCCGTTTGCAATCTTGTCAAGGATCGCATCTGTCTGACTTTCCATATCAACTTCGGCTTTAGTACGGTTATCAAGAACAGGTACATTCTCCCAAGTGGCGGTCTGTGCCATTTCATTCTTGCCCGCCTTTGCTCTTGTGACATAATCGTAGACAGCCTTAAGCTGATCGCCTTCTGCCATACTACGGGGATCGGGTAACTGATGATTAGACAGCTCATAAAGTTCGTTGTAAACGGAATCGATAGGTGTTCCGGTATTACCTTTGACAAACCTAATATGATTTACTCCGTCCCTTGCGGTTGTATTTACTCTGTCATTAAGCTGTTTAAGAGTAAGGCCTATTTCATTAAGCATATTGTCATTGACTTTGACAACATATCCGTCCGTGACACGCTTCATGTCGTCGTACATATCCTGATTGATAGTACGCTGATTTACTCCTACTTCGCTTCCGGCCATCTGCTCATCAATCTGATTTACAAGATTATTGAGACTTGCAATAGCGTTCTGCTGTTCTTCGCCCTGGGTATTCTGTACGGCCTTAAGAGCATTGTTAAGAGGCTTATTGAATGACTTGTTACCAAACATACCAAGTTTATCAATAAGGCCTTCTACCTGCCTTGTGTACTGTGCTACCTGACGATTAGTAAGAGAAGGGATCGTAGGCTGTGCAGGCTGACTCTCCACACGGTTGTTGATATAAAGATCATCCGTCCTATTCTCTAACGTTTCGTTAGCAAGGTTTATGAGATAGTTAAATCTTTCTATTGCATTCTGCTGCTGTGTTGCGTTTTCTGCCGATACAATATTGTTGTACGCTTTGTTGATATCTTCCGCTAATGCTAATGCGTTATCGGTAATACCGTATTCACGAAGCATAGTGTCGTAATCTTTCGCATACTGTTTGTATAAATCCGTGTCAATATTGCGGGCAGGGGCTTCACCGTAAACGTTCTGCGACCAATCGTAGTTTACAGTCTGTTTTACTTTAGGTATCTGCTGTGCTTCCGGGGCCTGCTGAATTTGCTGTTCAATAGGCTGTGCGACTTCGGACTGTACCTGCTGTGTCTGTTCGTTACGACCAACGTTTTCCGGATGAAGTTCCATCTGGTTAGCTTCTTCGAGAATGCTACGCAGATAATCTTCGGCTTCTATATCTTCTTCGGTCTTTGCTTCGGTCTGAACGTTCTCTTCGGCATTGAGTGACGGAATCTTGCCCGTGATAACATTCCTTCCGCTTATGAAGTTGCCGAGTCCGCCCATTGCACCACCGGCAGCACCGCCCGCAAGGGTATCAAGAAGCACTTGCTTAACGTAATCCCAAGTAACTGCTTTCCTTGCTTCGTCTGCGTTGTAGCCTGCACTTAAATACTGACGGTATCTTGTGGAAAGGTCCGACTTATTTCCATTGCCACCGACTCTTGTGACAAGCTCGTCAAAGAAAGTATCGAGTATATCTTCTGATCCTTCCTGCAAACCTTCTGCAAGCATTGAACCGACTATATGGCCGCCTTCTCCGAATTTGCTGAACGGTAATGCTTCTGTCAATGCAGTGGAAGCACCGGACAATAATCCTTCTGCGGCAATCTGATTGTTAGACAGTCCACGTTCAGAAGCGTCATTCATTACCTGATTGGATTTTTCAAGGCCCATAACGCCCGCTGCGGGAAGTCCTTTTAAGAGCTTTGCTAATCCCTTTGCACCCTGCGCAGCACCACCGCCACCGAGACCACCGGTAAGCCATGCAGCAAAGAGCATGTCACCGATAGAGTTAGCAACACCATAAGCACCACGGCCAAGACCACTATTGATATTTTCAGAAACCGATCTTCTGTAAATATCTGCGTTGGTCTCTTTAGACTGAATGGGATTACCCTTGACGTAATCTATTGCTTTGTTGATATTGCCTTCGATACTTCCGAATGCGTTTTCAGGAATAGCGTTAAGCGTAGTCATAATGGGATGTTCTTTCGCCCACTGTGACAATACCTGCTGTCTTTCCTTCTCGTTCTGTTCTGCATTCCAAGTGTCAATGTCCGCCTGGGTAAGACCTGCCGACTTCATTTCATTAGTCAACGTACCCTTCATTGCTTCATTCTGACGCTGACGGAAAATGTCATTTGCTACGGAAGAGCCGGTAAGGAATGAAGCTGCGGCTGCAAGTTTAGGGTTGTCTGCATAAGCATTGACAAAACCGCTTGTAATAGGCGATCCCTTTTTAGCCGCTTCAACAGAAAAGGTATTAGAGCCACGGGCAACATCAGTCTGTCCGAGGTCTCTTAATACCTGCTCTGTGTTCGCTGTGCTTTTTAAAGAAGGGATTTCGGAGTGACGGGCCGTAGGTGTCAAGCCCGTCCTCTCCTGGATTCCTCTGCGTACTTTTTCAACACTGGCCCTTGTGGTTTTAGCTGCCATAGTTTATGCCTTTCATAGTAAGGTTAGCAAGTGTGTTGTAAAGGTCTTCATACGCCCCTGCCCTTGCCTGGCTTCTGTAATTAGCTGCGTCATTGTATGCGTTGATTCTGCTATTCTCCGCATTGTAAAGATTCTCATTGTATCTCTGACGAGCGTTAGACAGGTTAGACAGATAGTTGAGAAGCAGATCACGAAGGTTGCTCTGGGTCTTTTCCTCTACCGAATTACGGGTATTAGCGTAGTTGTTTCTCATATCCGCAAGGATGGACTCTGTTGCCCCACCACTTAAGCCATATCCGGCAAGAGTATCGGCAAGGTTCTTCTCTCCCATCATGCGTGAGATATACGCTTCCTGTAACTGTCTCTTCCTTGCTTCTTCAAGTTCGTTTCTGGAATTAGCAAGCTGACTGTTTAAGAGTGCTTCGGTATCTGCGTAGTTCAGTCCGAGTGCGTTAAGAGCGTTTGTGTAGTTATCGTTAAGACTTGCAAGAAGGCTGTTATAGTTTGCGTCATACTCTCCAAGTCTCTGATTAAGAAGATCATAGAGTGCGGATACATCCATATAACCGTTGTCACCAACACCATAGCTTGTGCTGCTTGACCTTGTTCCACCGCCGCCCGATCCGCCGCCACTCTTTGACGTAGCACTTGCGGAAGCGTCACTTCCGAGAAGTCCATCACCACCGGTTGTAAGGAAGTCTGCGTTAGGTGTGCTGTAAGGTCTAACGTCGCTGTCTGCGGGACCTGCGGAAAGTGCGTCAAGAAGTGAGTTCATGGGCGACTGTCCGTAGTCATACTTTCCGAGTTTGTCAACGCCCTGCATTCTTGTGTCGCTGAATCCGTAGTTATCAAAGTTATAGTTAGGATTGCTGTACGGTCTCTCTTCAAAACCTCTTTCAGACTTTCCTTCTTCTTCATAACCGTAAGGATTCTTGTCGCTTGTATAGAGATTTCTTCTGCCGTTCTTTGCCGACTGATGTGCGGCGACTGCATCAAGTAGAGTTTCAAGTCCGGTTGTGTTTGCACCTGCAATGCCAGGGGCGGCACCGAGTACGCTCATCCAAAGATTAGTTCTTTCGTGAGGGGCCATGTTAGCAAGTGCGGGATTGTTCATACCGCCTGCTAAAGTTACTGCTGCGTTGTATCCGGGGGTAAGATAATCGTCAAGCATAGTAGGCGTGAGATCATTCTTTTCAGGAGTTGCGGTAACAAATCCGCCCTTGCCGTTAGGATTGTAGCCGGAATCATTTGACGAAGACACGCTGTTAGCGGGATTATACGCACTTGTGTTAGGCGTGGTATAAGGAAGGCCTGTATATCCGCTTCCCTTGCCGACAGTATCAAGTCCGACATTCATTGAAGCAGTAGTATTAGTTCCCTTGCCGGATGTGTTTGCAATCGTAGCTGCCGTGTTTTTTACAGCAGATGTGTTCGTTCCTTTTCCGACTGCCGAAGTAGCGGTATTCTTTACCGCAGCGGTATTAGTTCCCTTTGCGACAGTAGAAGTAGGGGCCTGGTATGCAGTAGTGGTATTAGCACTACTATAAGGGCGTGATCCTATTGTTGTAGTCGTTCCCTTGCCTGCCGTAGTGGTCCCCAAGATATTCTTGCGATTATTGCTTGTTGTTGCTCTTGCTGCTTTTACTGCCATTTTTATTCTCCCTTCTCAATGTTAGCTTTGTCGGTAAGTCCTTCCCCGACTATATAAGCGATCACCGTAGCACCCGCCATAATGAGAGCTGATACCTGCTCTGCGTCACTCGGACTGTCACCGAAGTAAACAAGAAGCATTGAAACGAATGTGGCTATTGCAAGCCAAAACTTCCTTGATGTAAGCTTTCTTTTCCAATCAATTTTCATAATCCGTTCCTTCCTTCGGCTTTGCCGAAAACTATCCAATGCCAATAATACATTTGATTGCTGTCACCGTATGCGTTACGCAAGTCTTCGTATCTTTCCTTGTACGCCCTTGCGTCAAACGTATCATTACCTCTTCGTAACTCATTCATTCCGAAGTCTCTGAAATGTTCCCAAAGAGTATTGTCATTTACTCCGTAGGGTGAAGCGGCTACATCAGGGTTATGGTCTCTATAATAAGTGGGATTAAAGACTTCGCTATAATCAACACCTTCGATTACATACTCTCCCGAAGGAATGTCTCCACCGTTAGCAAGAAGTAAATTTACTGAATCGGCAACGGTAGGCATACAATTCATTAAGAAGTTGCCAGGACAGCTCTTGCGGGCGTACCATCTATGGACGTTGATCGTATTGTAATTCTCTGCCTTGCTTGAAAAATACTTGTCATTATTCCAATAGACTTTCTTTATCCCGTATCTCTTGCAGATATCCGCCATCAGATAGATAAGCGAAGTGAGTGCTTCCATTGACATGGGATAGTCGGGGGCAAGTGCAGTATTAGCAATTTCAAAAGTCCACGCCATGTGGTCTATCATTGCACCCGTGACCCCGTTTACATTAAGGTCTCCGCCCGTAGTCCACGGTCTATACTCTTCGGGAACACTCTGCACGATATCTCCGTTAGAACCGATACAGTAGGTACAAGACGCTTGACGGTTAGGATTCTGAAATGACCTTGCTGTTGCTTCCGCACTACTCATTCCCGCAGTACAATGTGGTACAAACTTAAACTGTGAAGGCTTTAGTTTCGTATTCCTTATCGAGCAGTTGTAAGTCCATATCGCACATTTAGCAAGTGGGCTATCCGGTTTTCTGTTTAAATCGTATTGAACCATATTTACCTCATCATATTTGCGGAGTCCGTAAGTCTCAATGACTCTCATATTGTTTTCAACGTAGTTAGGGCTTGTGGCATATCCGCCACTCTTTAAAGCTGTTAGATACTGTTCGGGATCGGTGATACCTTTTACTTTGTATGGTCCTGTCCATACGAATTGGAAGTATCCTTTCACTCCATCATCCATATTTTCAAAGGCGAACCATTCAGTTATAATCGGGTAATATTTTCCGTCTTTGTATTCAGCAGATGTAGAAACGAATCTACTGTCACAATTTACCCGTCCTTGCTTGTACTTAAGTCCGAAGTAGTTGTTGTACTTTGCCTTGTCTGACTGTCCGAATCCGCTTTCCAATATTGCTTGTGCTATGACTGCGGATGGAACACCGAAACCGAAAGTCTTTTGCCACTTCTTAACGTAAGGGGCTATTGAATTGATGAAGTCTGTTTGTACGCTCATAATCCTAATCGTCCGAGAATAAAACTAACTACCGCAGTTACTACCGCAACGATAATATGTGAGACTACGCTTCTCCACTTCTCTCCGTCTCTGTCTTCAAGAACCTTAAGTCTGTCCCCTTGCTGTTCTTGTTCCTTGCTCATGTGTTCCATGTGGATGGCTAACTTCTCAACGGAAGTAGAGATATTTAGTATCTGCTTAAGAGCGACTTCCAATGAATCAAGGCGGTCGTTCTGCCTTGCGTTCTCTTCGTCTACTCTCCTTGCAAACTCTCTATGCTCTGATATTGAGATATATTCTTCCATTTAGTCGTTATCTCCCAGATAATCTTCTAAATAATAGTTGATAGTTTCAGTCTCTTCGTCCTTCCAATCGGCGATCATATCCTCTACAAAAGTTTGCAGAATCGGAAGAAGGTATAAGTCTTCACGCTTATCAATATACCCTCTTGCATACTTCTGCATGTATCTCATAGGGATTGAATTTTCTTTTGTCATGTTGGTTTTTTCCATTTTATATATCCTTCCTTCCGTAGAATTGAAGCTCATATAACGATACGGTATAAGCATAAGACTCCATATTATCTAATGCGTAATACAGATAAGGCATTTCCGGATTGATTGTATATTGATAGTCTGTTGCGGTAGTATTTGGAAGGGTTGTTAAACTTTTTAACGTATCGAAGGTGTTTCCGTCATTTGAAGCCTTTACTGTGAATTGTTTTACACGAAGTCCGCTTCCGTAATAAACCTTCATTTTCACTAAATATATTCTTTGAGCAGATGCAAATTGGTACATCAACCGTTGATTCACACCACCTGAAACACTTGCCCAAGCCGAATCATTATTTCCATCAAAAGCCTTCCACGCAGGATAGGTAGAGTCGAAAACAGTTGTTGCACTTGCTTCTCCATAAGGATGAGTGTTATCTGTCATGTTGGGATTCTTTACATTAAGAACCGACTCAAAGTAAGTAGAGTTACATATAGCCTCTCTCCACGTCTCATCTGCAAGTAAGGTATTCGCTGCGTAGTTGTTCATTCCGATATCTGCCATTGCGTTAGAATCGGAACAGATTTCCGTAGCCCATCCCTTTGCGGTAACGAGATAATCAATAGCGTCTGATGAAGCCATTAAGGTTGCAAGGGTAGTTAAGTCAGATAAGACTTCGGATACAGTAGTGTATTTCTTGTTTACACCACCTGCTTTGAGCCAGGACTGAACACCTGCGGGTATTCTGCCGAAGAATTGAAGTTTAGCCATATTCATTTTTGCACCAGATACAACGCAGGTCTCTCCGTACATACGGTAATACTTGTATGAATTAGAGTTAGAGACGAAGTAAGAATCTGTTGCGTTTCCGGTCAGCCCGTGAGTCCAAGTGTATGAGCCTAAATCAGTCCAAGTGTTTCCATCATCAGAACCTTGTATTTTAAAATCTTCGGGCATAACACCATTGTTGCTTTGATTTCTGCTTGTCATTGATACAAGAGAAACCTTAACCGCATTTACGAACTGATAGCCTAACCATTGAGGGGCTACACCGTTAGAATGCCAACAATCGTCAACACCATCATTTGTTCTATTAAATGCTTTCCACGCAGGATAAGTAGAACTATAAACGGTACTTGCACTTGCAACGCCAGAAGGAGTTGTGTCGGAAGTCATTACGGGAACTCGATCATTAAGCACATAATCTTTATACGAACTATCAAGAATAGCCATAGCCCATGTGCTGTCAGACAGAAGTGTATTGCAAGCATAATCGGATGCACCGATATACTGCATAGCGGATTCACTTATTGTTATTCCTTCGCTATAAAGCTGTAATTCTCCAACAGAAATTCCGCCACCACTTTGCAATACATCAGTTATATTGAGTCGGTAATACTGATATGCGGTAGTATTATCTGTTGCGTATGTAGCCTTGTATGCTCTTGTGTTGTCACTATTTGTAAAACTTCCAAGAGTAGTCCAAGAGTTTCCATCATTTGATCCTTGAAGCGAGAATGACGCAGGAGAACAAATCCAGGTAGTGTTTTCGTCTCTGTTCTGAATAGAGAATCCACTAACTACTACGGGAGAAGCGAACTTATAGCGAACCCAACCCGTTCTTGTAGGGGATGCAACAACCCACGGCATAGATGCGTTTCCGTCAAACGCTCTCCATCCTTGTGTGTTAGAATCATAAGCTGCACTTGCAGACGCTTCGCCAGAAGGCGTTGTACTTCCGGTCATTGTAGGTACAAGATTTACGCCCGCCCATGTTGTTGACCTAACCAAATAATCAATAGCGTTATCACTTATACAGATAAGGAATAACGTATCATCATCCGCAAGGACTTCCGCAAGAGTGGTATATGATTTATCCCAGATGTTTGCACAATGAAGTAAAGTCTGTATATCGTCAGTAGGCGTTACAGTCCTTCCGTCAGGGATTGTATGAGTATTTCCAAATATCTGATACCAATTTAACTGTTTCATTATGCTTCCCTTATCAAAACATTGAGTGCGGTAGTAGGTGCTTCTTCAAGGTAAACAGTTACTTTATTCAGTCCGATTTCTACGGCATAGAGCTTCTTAAAATCATCAAGTGTTCCCGTGAGATTGACGGGATAGTCAGCGACCATATCCGCAGCGAAGTTAGTCAAGGGATTAGAGTCTACATCTGCTGTGATTTCAAGGACTTGTAATGTCTTCGTCTCTCCCCATATCGTTACGGACTCTTCTGTGTATCCCGAAGTGGGTAAGGTGATCGCATACTGATTCTTGAAGTAGACTGCGTTGTGTCCTTCGAGTGCTTCCGAGTTATCAACAACACCGTCTTCGTCTGTATCGTAGACAGCCTTAAGCATGTCACCACCGCCCATTACCTGAACGTAGTCAACGATTGCTTTCATTGTGGGTAACTTCGTATCGTCATTAGAGATTGAATCACCGACTGCATCCACTACTGCATTGAACTTATCAATAGCGAGATTACCGAGTGAGTCAAACCTTGCCTGCATATCACCCGTGGAAAGTCCGGGCGTGTCGGGAAGTCCCGTTACACCCTTGCCACTACGATCCGCTGATGAGATTTTGTATGTGTCCTGAAAGTTTCCCATATTATCACCTAATGTTTAAAGTTGCCTTTCTCAACATATTCAATACCGATCTTGTCTAATGCAAAGGGTTCATTGACATTAAGGTTCTCAAATCTGTATCTTGCTTTATCTACCTTCTTTACTCTTGTCTTAAGCGGTACTACTCTGTTTGTTACGTCACTTGAAAATGAAAGTTTAGAGAATACCAAAGACTTGAATGAGAAGTAAGATGCTGTCGAAGCGTTAGTGGAAAGCACAGTCCAAAGTCCGCGCTTCATTACTGACATTCTTATCGAAGTGACAATAGCCTGCTTAAGTCTGACTGCGAGATATCTGAAAGTCTTATTCTTGTAGAACAGCTTTCCGTCAAAGTCGGGGGTTTCCCATCTGCAAACGATAGCCGCACCATCATCATTGTAGGAGAAGATATCATCAGGGTTCGTGTAGAACTTGCAGATTTTTCCGGTCCTTGTTCCAAACCATAACGCCCCGTCTTTTTCCCACATTGTATTAGCGTCTACATTGTCCCTAAAATAGCCTACAAACTGCCTTGTGGAGTAAGGGGCAGATTTATCCGTCTGCACACTTTGAAGCCCGTCAAGGATGTATAAAACGCCATTTACGGCTAATATATAGAAGTCTTTATATACAAAGGCAAACGCCTTGCTTAAGTCTGTTTCTTTTAAGAGTTTTCCATTCAGGAAGAAGGAACGAAGGTTAGTCAATTCTCTTCCCGTAATGTCTTGCGAAGTCAACGCATACACGCCTAATTCAGTAAGGAATATAGGCTCTCCCGCCAAGTATCCGTGTGAGTCTGAACAGATAGAAGGCGAACCGTGTAACGTTGTCTGGGTTGCGAATGTAACTTCATCCTTTACCGTGGTAGACGATACAAGGACTATATTCTGTTCTACTTCTTGTTTATCTTTAAATACAGCAAGATAAGAAGAAATAACAGAGTAGCCGACAATAGCTGATTTAGCAGTGCCGATAAGCTGATAGTTAGTGTCGGGAAAATAAGTAGGGTCATTCGCTGCGGAATACCACTGATAGTTGACATATTCATCATCAGGATTACCCGATATAAAGAGTCTGTTAAGGTCTCCGCTTGCTCCGTAAAGAGTACCGATAGAACACTTATTGACTCTATCTGCATAGCCTTCAACAGTCTTATATGCAGTTATCTTAACGTTGTCTTCTCCCGTGACGGGTGACTCCCCAGGTGCCGTAGTGAATGTGACTACTCCCGTTTCACGATTAACTGTGAAGTCTGTATTCTCGACCAACGTATTCCACGTTCCGTCACTCTGTAAGACTTCCGCTTTAACCTCGGTATCGTCAAGATCGGTATAGCTTAAGTGGTACTCGGTAGTACCCGCTGTACCCAAAAACTGTTCGGTGAATCCGGGGGACAAAAGATTAAGTGCATAGTAAGACGTTCCGCCACCTGCGGGATTACCGCCTATTAAGGTAACGGGGATTTTAGCATTTGTTGAAGCCTTCTCAACAGTTGTTCCGTCCCATATTAATAAAGCCTTACCGTCAAGAATACAAACCTTATCCCCAAACTGCCATGAGCGTGAACGGGAATTGTTTGCATCAGAGTAAAGCTCCGTAGGGTTATCGTAGTCCCCTTCATATATCTTTGTGCCTGCGTGAATAAGGCCGTGTGCTTTTCCACGCTTGGTATGATATCCATTGATAGGGTCGGTAAAAGTAGCAATGGTCTGATACCCCATTGACTTCCTTACTTTACCGGGAACGTCCCTAATCATATTAAGGACATTCGGGGACTTATCTATATCAACGTTTGCAGGGTCATTTGTAAAATCAGCCCCTAAAAACGTATCTATTGTTAAGGTGCTTCTTGAAGGAGAAGCAGGGACTTTGAATTGAACCGGCATTTATACCCACTCCGAAACAAATTTTTCTTTACCGCTGTAATGTGAAGTGTTTACAAGTGAATCAAGACCGACTTCAAACTGATTGCGAAGGGTTGTTGCAATAGCAAGGTCATCATCAGGATAGAGCTGTGATGCCATATAAAGAGGTAAGAGTGCAGCCACTTCGGGATCAATAGGAAGCACATAATCGTCTTCGGTGTCTTCCGTTATCTGTTCGGGATATGCGTGGTAGTAAATCGTATACATACCCGCTTTGTTAGACGGAAGTATTAAGATGTGGTCTGACTCTCTGTAATAATCCGTGGTGTTTAAATACACGGGTGAAACTCCGCCCTCATAGGTGATAGAGTTATCGAAGAGATTATAGAAGTCTCCCGCTAACTTCTTTAAATCGTACTTGACGTATCTTCCGTATTCGGGGACTAACGCTTTCCCTTCTACTTCGGGGAATGACTTATCATACAGTGCGATATTCTTTACAGTTGCGGGATAGTCTGAATGGAAAGAGATAGTTACTTTGCCAACACCGGAGAAGTTACCGCTGTACTCCGTGAACTTACCGTAAGAGTCCATTGAGATTACTTCGGTTAAAGTCCCGTCAGTGATAGTTGCTTCACCGATACCGGAATACTGAAAGTAGTAAGACTTAACATCATCAGCGGAAAACTCACAGTCAGACCCGTCATTTAATGCGATAGCTTCCATTTCGGGAATGAGATTCTTGCAAGGCATGTGATTAAGACTGATGGACTTTGTGAGGAACTTCCCCGCAGTCAGCAGTCTATACAAACCTTCATTAGCCGCATACGGCATACCTGCGATATAGTCTTTGGTCGATTCGTCCTCAACTATTTCGCTACCGTCAGCAGCATACATCTTCTGTAACGTGGCAAGTTTTATGTCCTTCCAGGTATACATTTACTCTTCCTTCTTTGACTTCTTGGGT